CGTTTTGAAGTCCGAGGTTTCAGCACAAAGAAAGTAAGAATCACACGAAGACAACCGACAAGTGGTAAGCCCTTGGGAAAATCCGTCTTCCCAAGGACTACCTTTGACTGCTTACGGAAGAGGGTGTACCTCTTGCCGTAAAAGACGAATCCTTGTCTAGTCACGATTGGTCTTGATGCAGGCACTGGGTCAACAGGAAACCATACATCAAAACCGTCGGTCGTTTTCTTAATGTGACATTCTTGGTTCAAAAGTCCGTGTCGCCTTGGAACGCTGTTGATGCTTCGACATTCTCAGCGGCTACTTCTTCAGCAGCCTTACCTGAGGTCTCAAAGCCTTGCTCAGTCGTGAACCATGACGCGCTAGAAGCCCCACCATTGAACTCTTGCAGTTCTAGGATCTGGACAGCCTTGAGACGCAAGGTCACGCCTACGCCAACCGTAGGGCTGAAGAACGGCACGGCTTCACAGCCCACCTTGATCGTTGAGCCTCCGCCTATCTTGTCGTTCATCGGCTTACCCTTTGAGTCGAACAAGGCTGGACGTTGTACCCATGTCTTATCGCCCTGACCACCCTGACTCTTGAGTTTGAACTTGATGTCAATCTCGCCTGTCTCATTGCCGTCCACGTCGATAACGTCTTTGATCGGAAGATCAGCCTTCTTTGCTTTCTTCTTCGTCTCTTTGATTACCTGAGCATACATCTCATCAGCGATCTTCTTGATCATGTCAACAAAGGTAACCACATCTTTGTCATCGGCCTTCACTCGTAAAGACACGGAATATACACCTGTTTGATCGAACCTTCGATCTGGTTCATTCAGCCATGGGTAGACTGCGGATCCCTTAGGGGAAGTAATGCGAGTAGATTTAGTTTTCATGCTTAGTAACTCCTGAGTTAGTGTTTAAGTTTACCAGTGGTAAACAACGTGTTTACCTAGGTAGACTCTTAGTTAATATATATATAATATCAATATCAAACTCTATGTCAACCTCAGATGTCAAGAGAAATAATAAAGACTTTTGTATACACTTGAGAGATCCATATCTCCAACTTGAGGTACATCAGGTAACTTAAGGTTACAGGGTAGCATCGACGCAACCTGATTTCTGAAAGAATCTAGAAGATTTTGTGAAAAAGTCAAATATGTTGCCTCCCGTATGCAGTTAGCCATGCCTTGAGACTCTCCGGCCGTGGTTGCATACGAGTCATGGACGGTCATCCAGTTCTTAACGCCGAAACTTGCACCAAGATTTACCGCACTTCCGAGTAGGCCTCCGATGCCATCGAAACTGTGAATTACATTTGCGGCTATACCGTTATGAGTTTTACGGGCATCTAACTTTCCGTTGCCTAAGCGAACAACGTGTTGACGAATCGTCCTGCCGATTGCAGTCTTGATCGGAACACTGGTTGACATCTCGTACTGCATATCAACTAAGAATCCGTTTGGTGTCCACCATTTCGGATTTACTTTTGCTTTGATGCATACGTCAGCAATCTCCTGAAACCAATCCATTCCCACGCGGGCAGAGCGAACTACTTCATTGATTGAATCCCAAATGATTTGAGCAAGGTAGGCACAGGGCTTGTATGTCTCATCGACAAACGGATTTACCTTGTTGTTCTTCTTGATCTCTTCGTAGAACCATTCGCTTGTGTACTGCCGACACGAGAAGAAAGTTGAACCGTAAGGCAGCGTCATGGTTTGACGTTTAGTTGTTTTACGGTCAATTCCAAATTTTAACCACTTACTTGCGTAGTCGAGATACTCAGTTCGTGTTTCCTGACTGAGCCGCGCTACCGCCTTGATCGCTACCTCGCTGTAGATGTCGCTAGGCTTGTTCTGAGGCAACACGTTGGTGGCTAGTCCTGCTACAGGATCCCGGAGAAGCATGGCGTAGATCTGCAATCCCTGTGTAGTGGCGTCCTGACTAATAGGTAGGCTGCTCCTAAATCCATACCCTTCTTTCTTAAATTGCATCCATTCGATGGCTGCTGCAAGGAACTTCCAAGGCTTGTCAGCCTTAGTCCACTCCATAATGGAGTTGGGTTCAGCGCCTACAGCGCAGATCATACTATCATTCGCCTCCACCCACTTCACACGGTCATCGTACGACTTCTTGTCCTCTCCCCAGCAGTTGGCTACATGGATTGCAAGCCAACGGGCGTCCCTACAGTCCTTGATTGGGGTTGCCCGCTTAAACTTGATCAGACTAGACGCCCATTCCGGGCCTTGGGGCTGTAGGTAATAGGGAACGGGGTACTCTCTGCCTCTAAAGTCGAGTTGACGAGGGAAGTACATATCGTTTTCCACAAACTTGTCGCACAGGTACAGAAGTTTTGACACCTGCAACCGCCGAGAGTTCTGTCGTTCAATTTCAAAGTAGTGCTTGGCTGCTGTCTTCTTCCAAGCGCGAAGTTTCTCAGGATCGGTCTTCATATGCTCCAAGAGTGGAGGAGGAGGAGCATCAACCGACGTCGGCAGGCTTCCAAGAGAGATCCCCTGCTCCCATGACTCACGCATGACGTCGTAGACAGGTTTGTTGATTGAGAACTGTACTGACTGAAGCGTGTTGACCGCGCTATAGATATATGGCATACCCATAGAAGTAACCGTATCCAACCAATTCTTATCTCGGCCTTTGACTAAAGGCTTTGTTCTAAACACTCCTGCTGGGTATCCACCAATCACGGGTGTGATCCAAGGCATGGGTTCATCGACCATGGGCATATAGACAGGCTTCATAAACTCGCCCATCTTGTGCGCAACCTTAATCCAATTCAAAGTCTCTGCTGTAGGTCGCACCAACGTCACGCTCTTGCCCATCAACGTCGTGCGCGTGGACACTTCGATCAGCCCTGTTGATTCCCGCATCAATTCAATGCACACGATGCCGACTTGAATCATGTCCTTACGATCCCACGCAGGCAACACGATGTTGGTGTCCTTGGCGGTGCGCTTAATAAAACCGGACTTTGTTTTGTATGCCGACCCCTTGTCAATGTTCCGCTGAACGTGCTTCCACATTGCAGGCTCGTTAGTTTGTATGTGTCGGAACTTAACCTCGTCCTCTAGCAACTTCGCAATTTGGTACGCAGTCGCTGTGATCTTTCTGTTCTGACTAATGCAATCAATAATGCATTGACACGTTAGCGCTGATATTACGTCAGCAGGTAGTTGATGAAAGTATTCAAGCGCTCGGTGTCTCTTTCCGGGCTTCGACCCCGCGCTAGCCATCCAATGTTTAATGCGCTGGGTCAGGTTAGGTACAGCATTCTCTAACAACCGAGACCCAGCCGTTGTGGTGGATTCAATGCCGATCGAGATCGCCTTGTTGATCTTAGACCAATGTCGATTCTTTCCGTCCTCAACCATATCTCTATTGATTTGCGCCTGAGTTTTAGACTTCTTCATTTTTCTCCTGTATATAGTCAGCGACTTGCCCTTTTAGTTTACCACGGTAAACTGTTAATCCTAAAAAATTCTCAAATAAAAAAGCCTCACCAAGATTGAAGGTCTTGGCGAGGCCACTCACAGGAAAGTTACCAGAGGTAAGTATACCCCTGATAACGGTGAATGTAATTAAATATTACATATTATCCGCAACTTCTTGCGGAGTCAGGATGTCGAGGTTGAACTCCTTACGCAGGATACGATTCAACTTGTTGATTCGACTAGACTCCTCAAACTCGGAACGCCCGCGATTGTAGGAAGTGAAGGCGTTGTATAGAGACCACAAGTTGCGAGGCTTGAACTCAGCGTGTTCAGGTCGCTCCCAATGATCCAACACTTGACCGATGCCTGACGAAGCGATGACGTTGTTGCGATAGGCCTCGCATACAACATGATCTACCTGCGCCCGTGACTCGGCGCCTGTGTTGCGGTAGACATCAAAGGTAGCCTTGATGGCATTAGCCCTAAGACGAATAGTCGCAACGCTCTCGTTCAAGAACTGATCAAGACGATTCCACACACCGCTAGTGTGCTTGGTCTTGCTAGTCCACTCTGCGTCCATGCAGCCGTTGGTGCATACAAACACCTTGGCTCCACACAGAGTGTTGATCGCT